GATTTATTACTAGATGGACAACGATTACGCAAAAAATTAGAAATAGATTTGAATTTTATCAAAAAAACAAATAACTTTATAATAAGATTATTACAAGATATTTTAAAAATAAAGTCTGGCATAAAAAAAAATGATAGTGATTTTGGACAAACAATTGAACATATTTTAGTAAAAAAACCAATAAATTTAGAATTTACAAGAGAAACTCTTGAATTAATTCATAATGAAGAAATTGAATTAGATTACTTTGATTATGAAGTATTTTATATATTATTCTCATATTTAAGTGAAATGAAAACAGATGGTGGTATTATTGATAAAGTATATAATTTATTAACAAACTTAAAAAAAATTGAACCAGAAATGGGAGCACCTTTTAATTGTTTTGAGAATATAAATCACATAATTAATACAGAAGAAACTTCATTTAATTATAAACCATATATATGGATGTGGCCAAAAAATTTTAGTTCTAAATGGATAAAATCTGAAAGAAAAATGATAAATAATAGAAAATCTTTTCTTTTAGCATATCCATATGTTTTAACAAAAACAAGTGAAATTACAAAAAAAGAGGATCTTTATCCATGTATTTTAAAATGGTTATCTGAAGATGATATGATATTTGTAGAAATGGCAAAAAATTTTAAATCAACAAAAGATAAAGAGAGTTTAAAGATTTTACTAGAATCAATTAATGTTGCTAAATCAGAAAATATTATTTCAGAAATGAAAGAATTAAATATATTAGGAAATATTTTAGAAAATATAGGTACAAATATGATTTATAAAAATAATAAAAAACAAAGTCAAAAATGTTTACTTCCAAATAAAATTACAATTAAAGATGAAGTAATAAATTCTAAAAAATGGCAAACAATTTTATCATTACATAATGATATTAGATATTACTTTACTCAAATAAAAATTAAAACTCTCATTCAAATATCATTTTTAGAAAAATTAATAACTATTATTGCGAACAAAAGTAAAAATAGAGAATTAAACCGTATCCAGAAACAGTCTTATGATTTATTTATAAAAAAAATAATACAATTTATATCCTTTTTATATGAAATTCATATTGAAAAATATATGACTAAACAGAAAATAAAACAAGAAACTCAAAATAAAACAGATACACAAATTGATGAAAATATTAGTATAGAAGAATTTGATAATGATGAAGATGAAGATTTTATTACTGATTTAGATGATATTTTTTAAACTTAAAATTGATTTATTTATTTGAAAGAAAATTATAATGGGTTCCCTTGTATCTTTAGCTGAATTAAATGTATATACGCAACTCACTCATAGAAATGAATTAGAAGAACCAACTTTTAATTCATATCTAGCAAAACATTTATGGCGTAAATTTCAAAATCAACAATTACTTGATACAGATATAGTATCTGCTTGTAGTACAGGACAAATATCCTTAATTCGCTTACTTGTTCGTCGTGGAAGTAATGTAAATCAAAAAATAAATGGATGGACAGGATTACTAGAAATTTGTAAACCTTCAAATTCAACTTCATATGAAGTAAAAATGGAAATAGCGGATCTTTTAATTAAATTTGGTGCTGATGTTAATATTAGTAATGATTATGGACATACACCTTTAATATTTGCTACAAGAAATAAAAATTTTAATTTAACATATCTATTACTAAGAAATGGTGCTAATGTAAATGTTCAAAATAAATCTGGATATACACCATTAATGTATGCTTGTAATAATAATGATGCAATTATAGTAAAATTATTATTAAATTTTTCTGATAATTATATAGATTTCAGTCTAATAAATTCATGCGCAATTGTTGATAAAACTGTTTGGGATTATGTAATTAATGATTCAAAATGTTATAAACTTTTAAGTGAATATTCACAAGAATTTATAAAAATAATTCTTGAAAATTTAAAAAAAAAAGATATCTATGCTGATTTAGGATTAATTATTTGTAAATATTTAGCATATTATTAATATAAATATATCAATATATATAATTTATAATAGTAGATGAACGATTTACCAGACGATTTAGTGAATAAAATAAGTGATTACTTAGTACCATCTGAATTTTTAAAATTCAGCAGAACTTCAAAAAATATTCATCATATATGTAATAAAAAAAAACATATTTTTTTATATAATTATTTTCATTTAGAAAAATTCTTTATTATACCAGATAAAACAAAATTATTATCAATAGAAACATTATCAACAATTGTTCATAGTGATCAATATACTCATTGGTTATTTTACATAATAAAAACTGATAATTTAATGAAATGTGAAACTGTTTGGCGTGTAGTTTGGAAAGTTGTTACTTCAAGATATTATATTACAACATATTGCCCAACGAGGTATGACCATAAATGTATTGTTTCTCGTTCTCGCTATTTTAGAGATTTAATTCAACAAATGCGATTTAGTAGATAATTAGTAAATTAAAAATTGAATTTTGATATTTAACAATAAAATTGATAAATAGATATTAATAATGAAAGAAACAATTATATTGGCTGATAATGAGATTGTGAACGCACAACAGTCAATTAGTTCAATGAATTCACTTAACTCAATGAATTCTATGAATTCAATTGAACCAATAGAATGTACTCCAAAAGCAAGTAATAAAGTAGGTAGTTTTGGAGTATATTTATGCTTATTAATTACATTTGTAGTTATTTGTGTTTGTGGGAGAACTGTAGGAGAATATAATTATTATGTAGCAAATGGTATTAGTAAACAATTATTAGAACAAGATTTTGCTGATGATAGTTTAGTTACTCAAGGTGAAAAAAGTTTTGATGCTGTATCAATGGAAGAAGAGATTTGGATTTATATGGAACAAATTCTAATACCAGTTCTTTTTGATAAAGATACAGTAGCGGGTCATAATATTTTATTAGGTGGGATGCGTTTTCGACAATTAAGAGTTAAAAGAGAAGATTGTTTACATAATTCTCATATATTTACTGATTGTTATCCAAAATGGCATAGTAATTATGAAGATAAAACTTCATTTACAATTTCAGGAAAAACGTATAATTGGAGAACAACACTACAAAATCATGAACAAGAGAGTTGGTATGGTACGGTTGATCAATATCCGGGTTCAGGTTTTGTAATTGATTTTTCTAAAAATAAAACAGAAATTTTGGAAACGATAACAATCTTAAAGGATAGTGATTATATTAATAAACAAACTCGTATTTTATTAGTAGATACAGCTTTATATAATCCAAATTTAGATGTACATACTTTAATTCGGTTATCATTTGAATTACCTCATACGGGAGGAATTCAACCACATAGTGAAATTAAAACTTGGAGACTAAATAGATATGGTGGAACAAGGGGTAGTATTGTTTTAACATTTGAAATAATTTTATTAATTATAATCATTATAATTACTTGTAAGGAGATTTATAATATAGTAAGTTATTGGAATACACCTGAAAATAAAAATTCAAAATGTTTATATAGATTTCTTAATTGTTTTAAATTATATTTTGATGATAATAGATTTAATATAATTGATCTTATAAACTTGGCATTTTTTTGGACAACAATTAGTTTACGTATTTATGAAATTCGTTATGATACTTCAATCAATATGTATTCAACAACAGAATATGTTTCTTTACGACATATTCAATATTTATTTCAATTAGAAACCCAAATTCAAATGGTAAATGGGTTTTTATTATGGATAAAGATGTTTAAATATTTCACATTTAGTAAAAGGATAAGATTTTTATTTAATATGTTTCAAAATACGGCAACAGATTTAGTTATTTTTATGATTGTATTATTTATTTTTATCTTAGCATTTGCTACAACTGCTTTTCTATCATTTTCATCAGATGTTGAAGAATTTAGATCTTTAAATTCCTCTATTTTAAATTTAGTTAGATATGCTGTTACAGATATGGATTTAGAAAAGTTAACTGATTCTAGTTTAGTTGTTGGTCCAATATTCTTTGTATTATGGAGTTTATTAATGATATTAATTCTTGCGAATGTATTTATTGCTATTATGTGTGACGCATATAATGCGGTAAATGATACTCATAAAGATGAACCATTGGGATTAAATTTTGGTTTAAATAGTATATTGAAAAGGGTTAAAAAGTTTGGAACATTTTTTAGTAATTCTTTTTCATCTCTAGATAGAGATAATGATGGTACTGTAAATCGTAGAGAATTAGTTAAATCAACCGGATTAAATAAGAGAGATGCTCAATTAGTAATTGATACTTTTGATAGAGATAATGATAATAAATTAGATAAACATGAATTTGCTAGAGCAAAGAGAATGTTATCTCAAACAGATGCTAGTCTTAATAAAATTGAACCTCTTGAAAAAAAATTAACAGATATTGAATTATCTGTATTAATGAATGAAATTGTTGAAGATATGGATAAAGATAGAAAAGAAAGTGATTTAGAAAGTGATTTAGAAAGAAGTCGTTCAATTGAAGTAAATTCAATTGAAGTAAATTCAATTGAAATAAATTCCATTCATTTATCTGATTTTTCATTATCAAATAAAACAACAGAAGATAAATAATAATTATTTTAATTATTATTATTATATAGAAAATGGATTCACAATTAATTAGAAAAGTGACATCTGCTTTGAGTAAGATGCAATATAGTTTTTCAAATCATACAAGAATTACTCAATTAAAAGGTGGGATTACAAATAAAATATATTTAATGGAATTTCCAAATAAAAAATTTATAATACGAGAATGTGGAAATAATACAGAAAAATTTATAGATAGAGAATTAGAATATAAAATAATAAAAGGATTAAATCCTTTCAATATTACTAGAAAACTTTTACAAAAATTTGAGAAAGGTTCAATTGAAAGTTTTTTAGAAGGTAGATCTTTAACAATAGAAAATTTTAAAGATCCATATATTCTAAGTATATTAGGTAGAAAATTTGCCGACTTACATTCAATAAATATTTTAGAATATCACGAAAGACAACCTATGTTATGGAATAAAATAAATACATGGTATAATCAATGTATAGAATTATATAAAAATGATTCTGAAATTTTTCCCATTATAGAAACAATTGGACAAAATATTTCTAATAAAAAAATGATTGAAGTTGAATCACCAATTGTATTATGTCATAATGATTTAACTCCAGCAAATATTATTTATCATAATGATGATATAAAATTTATTGATTTTGAATATAGTGCATATAATTATCGTGGATTTGATATAGGAAATTTATTTTGTGAATATGCGGGTTATCATGGTGATTGGACTTTATTACCAAAGAAGGAAGAAAGAATATTATTTTACAAATTTTATTTAAAAACAAATAATCAAAACTTACTTCAAAAAATGGATGAAGAAGTTTTATTTTATATGCCATTATCACATCAATTTTGGTCACTATGGGGATTTATCCAACATAAATATTCAGAAATTGATTATGACTATTTATCTTTTGCCAAAAAAAGATATGAGGGTTCAAAATTATAATCAATTATAAAAATTAATCAATATTATATTATATATACTAAATTTAGATTACGATATATATTTAGTATATAATTATAGGTTTTAAAATATATAAACAAATCGATACATCTTTTATATAACATTGACATTAACCAGTCCTGATGTCTTCTTTAAAAAAACAAATTAATAGTCTATTAGACCATAAATTTTGGAAAAAAGGTGAGAATATTTGTACTCAATACTTTAAAGCGTGTGAATTATGTGATGAAATTTATAATAAAGGTATGGTTTTAATGCAAGTAGGATCTTTTTTCGAAGCATATGGTGTAAATAATAAATATATACAAAGAGGTCATGCGAATTTAATAGGTGATATATTTAATATTGCGGTAACAAGAAAAGGGAAGAAAAAATATGCGGAAGAACTAGGTAATAGAAAAATAGAAGATTTAACAAAAAAACAGTTGATTAAGTTACATGAAAAATATCCTTTAATGAGTGGAATGAATGAATTAGTTATTGAAAAATATTTACGAATTGCTATTGAAAATGGTTATACTGTTGTTCTAATTGAACAATTAGAACAACCAACTAAAGGAATGATGGTTAGAAGAGGAGTAACAAAAATTGTATCACCTGGAACTTTTATAGAAACTTCTTCAAAAGATAAAAACAATATTGCTTCAATTTTTATTGAAAAAGTGATGAAAAAAAAACAGCCATATTTTTGTATAGGATTATCATTGATAGATGCTACAACAGGTGAAAATATAATTTTTGAAGTATTTGATAAAAAAACTGACAACAATTATGCCCTAGATGAAACTATTCGTTTTATTTTATCTAATACAACAAGTGAAATTTTAATAAATACAAAAAACATTGATATGACAGAAAATGATTTACTTTCAAGACTTCAATTATATAATCATAAATTAGTAAATATAAAATTAGATAAATTACCAAGTGATTTTTATAAAATTAATTTTCAAGAACGATTTTTAAAAAAAATTTTTCCAGATACAGGTTTATTAAAAGCATATGAATATCTTGATCTAGAAAAAATGGAATATGCTAGATTATCATATATAATTTTATTAAATCATGTTTATCAATACAGTGAAATTCTAATAAAAAATATTTCTAAACCAATTATTATAAATAATGATAAATATTTGAATTTAGATACAACAACAATTTCTCAATTAAATGTTACTAATAATCAAAAAACTTCATTAAAAACAAAATATACATCATTATTTGATGTTATAAATTTTACAAGTACTGCAATGGGTAGAAGATTATTAAAACATAATATCTTGAACCCAATTGTAAGTGTAGAAGAATTAAATAATAAATATGAAATAGTATCAAGTTTAATTAATGAAGATAGATATAAAAATTATTTAAATTATTTAACTGAAATGAATGATCTTGAACGGATTCATAGAAAAATGTTATTAGAATTACTTAATCCATATGAAATAGATGGATTATTACATAATTATACAGTTATACCAGAAATGATTGATTTATGTAATAATGATAAAACAAAAGAATTATTAAATATTTTTACAAATGATCCAATTGAAAGTTTGAATAATATTATTGATGAAATAGAAAGTAAATTTGATCTTAAACAAATGAAAAAATATGCGTTATCAAAAATTGAAAATTCTTTCTTTAAACGAGGTGCTAATAAAGAAATTGATAAATTATCAGATATAATAAATAAAAATTATAAATTTTTAAAAGAATTCAATCAAAAAATATCAGATTTAATAGAAGAAGGTTCTTGTCAAACAAGGGCAAAATTTAAAAATAAGTTATTATCAATTCTTGATAAATACGATAAATCTGGTTATTATATTAAAACAACAAATAGTCGTTCAAAATGTTTAGAAATATCATTAAAAAATAATAAATTTATTGAAATATCTGGACAAAAAATTGCTACAAAAGATATAACTTTAAAGAAGAAAGATGCTTCAAATAAAAGAATAGAATGTCATTTAATAGAAACAGCCTCAAATGAAATGGTTTTATCTCAAGAGAAAATGAAAGCATCAGCAAAAGAATTTTATCTTCAGATTATGAAAGATATTCATAAAAAACATAATACTTTTTTCAAAGAATTAGAGAGATTTGTTTCAGAATTAGATGTATTAGTATCTAGTGCTAGATGTGCAATAAAAAATAACTATTGTCGTCCCATATGTATTGATGGACGGTCTTCATATATTGAATCAAAGGAATTACGACACCCTTTGGTAGAAAAATTAACTGATGTCCCATATGTTTCAAATGACTGTAATTTGAAAGATGGTAAAAATGGTATATTGTTATACGGTGTAAACGGTGTAGGTAAATCGGTATTTTTAAAATCAATCGGTTTAAACATCGTTCTCGCCCAATCAGGTAATTTTACAGCAGCAAAAACGTTTAAATATTGTCCATTTCATACAATTTTAACAAGAATTTTAGGTAGTGATAATATTTTTACAAATTCCTCTTCTTTTCAGGTAGAAATGAATGAATTAAGGGCTATTTTATACAGAGCAAATGAAAGGTCATTAGTTCTAACAGATGAATTATGTAGAGGAACAGAATTTACAAGTGCTACGGCATTAGTAGCATCAGCAATAATGAATTTATCAAAATTATCATCAAAATTCATTTTAACAACACATCTTCATAAGTTATGTGATTTAGAAGAAATAAGAGAATTAGAGAATGTTTCAATAGAACATATGAAAGTTATTTTTGATGAGGATAATAAATTAATTTATGATAGAAAAATAGAAAGGGGTAAATTAGAAAATATTTCATATGGTGTTCATATTGCTGATAAATTAGGATTATCAGAAATACCAAATTTTATAATGAATGCTGAAATGATTAGAAAGAAATTGATGAATAAATCAGCAGAACTTCTTCCTACAAAAAAATCAGTATATAATGCGAAATTATATGTAAATGATTGTGAAATTTGTGGAAAAAAAGCAATTGATACACATCATATTAAATTTCAGGAAGATGCTGATGATAAAGGTTTTTTTGAAGATGTTGCCTATCATAAAAACCATATTGGAAATTTAGTAGCACTTTGTAAAAAATGTCATGATGAAGTTCATAATGGTAATTTAGAAATAGAAGGAAAAACAATGACAACAGATGGTATAAAAGTAATATTTCATAGAAAAGAGAAGAAAGTAAAAAAGGGAAAATATAGAGAAGAACAAATTGAAAGAATTATAAGTTTAAAAGATGAGCCGTATATAACTCAAAAAAAAGCATCAATTCAATTAAAAAAAGAAGGAATTGATATTTCAGCAGGAACAGTTGGAAAATATTGGAGAAAAAAATAAATATTAATAAAAACAGATTTAAAGAAATAAATATATATATTTTTATATAAAAAATGTTATTTTTAATTACTTGGAAAATTTATGATGATAAAAAACTTGATTGCTTTCGTATTTTTATGAATATGAATGAAGAAGCAATTGCGAATGAACATGCTTCTACAATCAAAATTGTAGGAAGATGGCATGATCTAGGAAGTGGTTCTGGTGTTTGTGTAGCAGAAACTGATGATTCATCTGCATTATCTGCTTGGATGGTTTCTTGGGCGGGTCTTTGTGATATTAAAGTTCGTCCAGTAACTGATGATAATACTTCCCGTGAAATTCTCAAATCTAAATTATCAGAATAGAGAGATAGTTTTAATGAATTAAAAATTTTAATATTATATTAAAGTATAATAATGTTATCCTTTAAAATAACAAAATGTGATTTATCAAATGATGATTGTTTTTCTCCAAAAAGAAATTATAAATTAGACATATCAAAAGGATTAGAAAAAGATTTAAATAAAATAAAATCATCACAAGATATATATTATGAACTTCCTGATTTTCAAAAAATTATTTATATTTATGATCTTTTTAGACAAACAAAATATACATTAAAAAAGAAAACTAACGCCCAAAATATATCAAATGCTTGGTTAAAAATGTATGAAATAATTCATCAACATAAATTAATTAAAAAGGGTCAAAACAAAGTAGTTCATTTTGATAATGCTGCGTTTCCAGGTTCATTTATTTTAGCAACAAATCATTATGCGAAAACAATTGGTAAAGTAAAACAATATCATTGGTATGGTAGTTCTTGGATAGGATATAATCAAAATTTAGGAACTGGTCAATTATTAGAAGATAAATATAATATGTATGAAAAATATCCAAATCGTTGGTTAATGAATAAAGAATATGATGGAAATGTAAATGAAATTAAAAATCAAATGTATTGGAAGAAAAAATTATATAATAAAGTAGATTTATATTCATCAGATTTAGGTTTTGAAACAGGTGAAGATGGTGATTATAATAAACAAGAATATACTCATGTCCAACCAAATATTGGACAAGTTTTAGCAGGTTTATTAACTTTAAAAAAAGGAGGTCATTTAGTAACAAAACAATATACATTTTTTGAACCCTTAAATATTTCAATGTATGCGGTATTAACAAATCTTTTTGAAGAAGTATATATTTGTAAACCAATTACTTCTAGACCACCAAATTCTGAAACATATATTATTGGTAAAAGATTTCTGGGTCCATTTAAGGAAAATACTACAGGTGATAAATTAATAAAATTAATGGAAAATAAAATATCAAAATTTGATAGAAAACCTTTAGTTTATAAAAGATGTTTAACAAAAGAATTTTTAAAATCAATAAATAATGCTTCAAATGAATTATTTAATAGACAAATCACTTATATAAAAAAACGGTTAAATTTTTATGATAAAGTAAAAGAATTACCAAAAAATATTAGAAAACAAAAAGCAAGAGAAATAGTGAATGAATGGAAAAATGATATTATTTATACTTGGAGAAAAGAAAATCCAGTATATAGATTATCTAATTCAAAAAAAATAAAAAATATTAAAGAATCATAAATAAATTATTAAAAATGATTATTAATTTTTAAAAAACATATTCAAAAATTAATAATGTCGTCTCAATATCTTTATTTCTCTGTTGTTGGAATGAAATATTATGGTAATCATGAATTTAGTCATAATGATGAAAATTATATTAAATTAGAAAAAGATCCTAATAATACTTATGATAAAAACGCAATTAAAGTTTTACTTGAAGATAAACATGTTGGTTATATCAGTACGGAAGATAATCAAAAAGTAAAAAATTTTATGAAAAAAAATAAAAATCTAGATATTGAATTATTTTCATCAGATAATCATAGAGCAGTATTTATACTTAGTAGTATGTCGAATAATACCCAAGTAAAATCCCCATTCTAACTACCCATAGAATATCATATACAATTGATATAAAAGCATTTTTAAAATCAAAATTCTCTAAATTTTGCCTACAAATTGGACAATTTTCTTTATATTTAATCCATTCATTTAAACAATTTTCATGAAATTCATGGTTACAGACTGTTTTTATGAATGTTCCATTATTATTCAAACAGATAGCACATATATCTTTATGCATTCTATTTAATAATATAAATAAATATTTAATAGTATATGAGGGAAATCTGTCCCATTTGTTATGAAAATTTAGATAATACTTGTGTATCAGGTATATGTAATCATTTTTTTCATTTTGATTGTTTAAATAGATGGTTAGAATTAAATCCAAGTTGTCCTTGTTGTCGTAATGAAATAAATCATCTAGTAAATCCTGAAACAAATGAAACTTATTTATATGAACAATTATTTGATGAAACAATTGATATAATTAATTGGGAAGAAGAAATCACATATGATAATTATATTATTTTTCCAATAACAAATCATATTTATATATATGTATGTATATTATCAATACCAATTATTATAAGTATAAAAATCATTGAATATAAAGAAATCTTGGAAATATTATTAATCGTTATTCTCGTAATTTTTAACACTATAAAAATATATATAGATAAAAATTAAATTTTTTCGTAATTACTTATAATTAAACAATATATATGATTACAATATATATTTAATGCGATGTCAGTTGATATACAAAAAGAACAATGTATAAAAGAATTTATCACTGCTTCTGGAATAATGGCATTACAATTAGATTCATCATTAAATATAATTTGGAGTAGTAAAGGTTTTTTGGAGCATTTTAAAAAAGATAAACTAAAATTAACTGAATATTTTATAGAAGATTCTGAATTAAAAGATATATTTGAATATTTAGAAAAGTATCAAAAAATAAGTGCTTATACAATAAAAGATAAAAATGATGAATTTTATTATATATCATCTCTAATAATCGTAAAAGGAAATAGACATTTTATTTCATTACGAAAAATAAAAGGATTAAATGAGATTTTATATAAAAACGTATTAAAAGATATGCAATATCAAATAAAGAAAGCTACTGATTTTAGTAAAAATAGTTATCGTTTTTTAGCAAATATGAGTCATGAAATACGAACTCCAATTAATGGAATTGTTGGTATGCTTTCATTACTAAATGATACTAATATATCAGAACAACAATTAGATTATATTGATACAGCGAATGAATGTTGTGATAATTTATTAGGTATAATAAATGATATATTAGATTTTACAAAATTAGAAGCAAATAAAGTAGAAATAGTAAATGGTAAATTTAGTTTAAGAAATTGCATAGATTCAAGTATTAGTGTAATAAATATTAAAGCGAATCAAAAAGGATTAGATATTAATTTAAGTATTGATAAAAGTGTTCCATCTTTTATTTTATCTGATTATAAACGATTAAGACAAATTTTAGTAAATATATTATCAAATGCCGTTAAATTTACAAATAAGGGATATATTTATATATTAGTTCGTGCGGAACTAATAAATAAAAAAGAAAATATTTATAATATTATTTTTTCAATAAGAGATACTGGAATAGGTATTCTAGAAAAGAATATATCTAAATTATTTACTTCTTATGGTCAAATAAATAATATGACTACAATTTATGAAAATGGAACAGGATTAGGTTTAGCAATTTCAAAACATTTATGTTTTTTACTTGGTGGAGAAATTTCGTGTTCTAGTGTATTGGGAAAAGGTTCAACATTTAAATTTAATATTGAAGCAAAAGGATTCAAACTAAATGGACAACAAATAACATTAAATAATAAATTTATGGGTAAAAGAATTTTAATTGTTGATGATAATGAACTAAATCGTATTCTATTAACTACAACAATTTTTAAATGGGGACAACAATTACTTCCAGTTTGTTGTTCTTCAGGGGAAGAAGCATTACAATATTTAGATAAAATGAAATTTGATCTAGGTTTAATAGACATTGTGATGCCTAATATGAATGGTTTTGAATTAGCAAGAAAAATAAAAGAACAAGATAATAATATTCCATTAATTGCGTTATCTTCTTTATCAGAACCTGATATTTTAAGTAAACATAAACCATTATTCCAAGATATATTAATTAAACCGATTAATGAAAAGAAATTATTAAAAATTTGTACTGATATTTTTGATAAAAGAATAAATAAACCAATATTACAAAAATTAGAAGATGCAGGAAACACAAAAGTTTTAATTGCGGAAGATATACCAGAAAATCAAAAAGTAATTAAAGGATTTTTGAATAATTTTGGGTATAATAATATTACAGTAACAGAAAATGGTTTAGAAGCATTAGATAAAATGAGAGATACTGAATATGATATTTTATTTTTAGATATAAAAATGCCTTTAATGAATGGTGTAGAATTATGTAAAGTGCTAAACAAAAAAGATAGTGAAATAAAAAAACCATATATAATTGGATTAACAGCAAATGTAATGGATGGAGATAAATATTTTTATTTAAATTCTTGTAAAATGAATGATTATTTAACAAAACCAATTATAAAACAAAAATTATATGATGTTTTAAGTGAATATCACAGTAAAAATATTATTATAATTTAATTAAAATTAATAATCTTAATAAAATGATTTAAAAATGAAATAATAATAATTACTATAACAATTTCTTTTATTAAAGTAGTTATAAATGTCAACTAGTATTCACCATAAAAGTCAAATTAAAAAGAAAAAAAAAATTAGTAAAACATTAAGTTATATACTAAGACATGGTGCTCTCAAATATAGATTGGAAGTAAATGAATATGGTTATATTAAAATTACTGATATTCTAAAATTACCACAATTTTTAGGAGTATCATTAGATAATATTTTTGAAATAGTATATGATGATAGTAAAGGTAGATATACAATTAAACAAAGTCAGGATGAATATTATATTAAAGCGAATCAAGGTCATACAATAAATATACCTAATTTAGAATTAACACAAATAACTGATGTGACTAAATATCCTACAGTAATTCATGGAACATCATATCGTAATTGGTTATTAATAAAAGATTCATTTGGTATTCATAGAATGAAAAGAAATCATATTCATTTAGCCATAGGAGAACCAGGTGAAGCAAGAAGTGGAATAAGACATGATTCTTCAATAATTATTTATATTGATATTAAAAAAGCAATGGAACGTGAAATTAGTTTTTTTATATCACCAAATAATGTCATTTTAACAAAGGGATTAAATGGATTTTTACCAAAATCAACTTTTGTTAAGGTATATGATAGAAAGAAAAGAGAATTTATTTAGGTAAGTTATGCCTTCGTTCTTGATGGTAATCTATTATCAATTTGACGAATAAAATCATTAATATTTCTATTTTGAACATATAATTCACAAGGTCCTTTAAATTTCATAAATACGCCTTCTCCACCAAAGAAGAAACTTTTATAACCTGATAATTTAGTAACAGTAAATTTATTATCTTCATGTGTGGCTAAAAAGAGACCATTATCAACTAAAAATTCTTCACCTTTTTTGATAGAAACTT